AACCAAGTATGATTATGGTCGGTTCTGCACAAAAGCAAACAATCAGTGGATTTGGAGGTAGAGCTAGCGCAACTCAGGTTGTTGCGTTACCTTCCAAGGCTGATGAAGTGCAAGCTAATGTATCAGTATATATTGGCGATTTTGGAACTTATACAGTTCATGCCAATCGTTTTCAACGAGCTGGTGATGGCTGGCTTATTAATCCGGAATATGCTAAAGTTGCTCAACTTCGACCTTTCGAAGTTAGTGAATTAGGTACAACCGGTGATGCAACTTCCAGGTTTATTACTTGGGAAGGTGGATTGCAGGTTGATAATGAAGCCGCACATGGTCTTGTAGCTGACATTAATCCGTAAATTATAATTATGGGCCTCAGAAATGGGGCCCTATATTTTATGCCAAAAGCAACAACAAATTTAAGTAACACATTAGGTGTTAAAACTGATGTGCATACTGAAGATGGAGATGGGACATTTCATATTACAAAGGAACAAGATGTCCAAGCAACACTAGATTATACAAAATTCCTAAGAGAACAGCCTGTTATGCGTTCTGCAAATGATAGGCATGTCGCAGAGATCCCACCAGTAATTGCGGCACGATTACAACGAGAGGGAATACTACAAGATTCTAAACGACTATTAAAGTGGCTAGACTTACCAGAAAATAAATTTTTCAAAACATGGGAAGGACATTTATCGTAAATGGCTATTTCAACTAAAGCAGAATTACATACAGCAGTAGCAAACTGGCTGAACAGGTCTGATTTAACTTCCAGGATACCAGAATTTATTTCTCTTGCAGAAGCAGGATTTAATCGCAACCTCAGGACAAGAGATATGCAAGTGCGGAGTATAACTTCAACACAAGGCCAATATGTGAATCTGCCATCAGACTTTCTTGAGATGTTGAATATTGAGCTGACTTCAACTTCCCCACCAAAACGACTGATATATATAACTTCAGATAGGTCTGACGATTATAGGGAAAAAGATAATGATGCTGTAGGTACTCCCAAATATTATACGATTGAGGGTACTAAAATTCAGCTACTCCCAACACCCAGTGCAGCAGTAACTCTCCAGTTAAATTATTTCCAGGACATCCCGGCACTTTCAGGTTTGGCAGACTCAGCAAGCAACTGGTTATTAACAGCTCATCCAGATATTTATCTTTACTCAACTTTAATGCAAGCCTCACCATATATAATGGATCAGCAATCTGCACAACAGTGGGATGGTTTACTTGCCAGATCAATGCAGGAATTGCAGATGGCAGATGAGAAAAGCAGATATGCTGGTGGTACTCTAAATATGCGGCCCAAATATATCTACACATGAATGAGACTTGGGAAGATTTACTATCAGATCCAATATTATATGGAACATTATTGTACGGTGATGATATGTACGGTTCAACAACATGGGACATTGAAACAACAACTACAGTAACCTGGACAGAAGAGGAAGCATAAATGGCAAACACATTTACTACTAACTACGATTTTGTTAAATCTGAAATTGGCGGAGACAACCAATCCTGGGGAAATAATTTACATACTACCCTAAATCTTGCTGACATTGCCCTAGCTAAAGCTGTTGAGAATCAACTGATGTCCGGTATTACATCAAACGCAATTGACTTAACTGCCTTTGGAGACAATGGGATTATCTCCACATCTACAAATTTAAAGTATTTTGAGTCAGTTGTAATTGGAGATAAGATCAGAGTTTCAGGTTCGATTGAGGCAATAAATGGTACAGCAGCAATACCTAAAATTCATACTGTAACTGCAAAAACAAGTGCAGATTCAATCACAACTAACATTAATGTAACTACTGATACAACTCATACAATTACAGTTGCAAAAGTTCTGGAACCAGTTCACATCAATTCTGGGCCAATTGTTTGTGCTCCACTTACAAATTTAAATGGGACACTACCATCAACCCGAACATCAGGTGGAGTTGGAGTTCCAGGTGCAGATACAACAGATGCATTAAAAGTAAATGGGAATGTAATACTTGGTACTGCAGGAGGTACAGTAACCTCTCTTGTAATTGTTGAAGGAGGAACAGGATATTCTGCAGGAAGTCTTACAATATCAGGAGGAGGAGGATCATCTGCAACTGCAACTTATACTGTAAGTGGAGGTGTGATTAATGCTACAACAATTACTGCTGCAGGATCAGGTTATACTTCTGCCCCAAATATTTCAGCATCAGGTGGAACTGGAGCAGTTATAGTCGCTCATATTGCTGCATCTCCAGATACAATTCAATTAACTGGGAGAGTAAAATCTGACATAATCCCAAATGCAGATAATTCCTATGATTTAGGGTCCTCAACTAATGAGTGGCAGGATTTATGGATTAACAATATAGCATATATTGACTCACTTGTTGCAGACACTGCAGCAATATCAGGTGGATCAATTACAGGTGGTACTGGGGCATTTACAACACTTGCAGTTGGTACCGGGGCTGCACCATCAGATGGGACTACAATCAATATGACTGGTTATACAATTGGGACAAATGCAAGAAATAATAGGACTGTAAGTACAGGTGATCCAGTTGATAGTGGTGCTGTGGATGGGGATGTACATTACAGGTATTGAACTATGACATTACATACAAAGGTTAATGGCACATGGGAAGAAGTACATGTACCTTCTGTTAATGTTAATGGTACTTGGAAATCAGTTAGAGAAGTTCATGTTCATCATGGTGGAAACTGGAAAGAGGCTCATGTAACACACCAAGATTATTATACCTCTCACAATAATCCATATGTCGTAGATGAGATGCCTGCTTTTGGAGAAAATGGATCTTATACTATCCCAACAGGTCAGGGAATAGGCTATATTGAGTTATTTGTAGAAGGTCAAGCAGGAGGTGGAGGAGGAGGCACATATACTCCAGAATATTGGCCCTGTTCCGGAAGCGATGTTAATACTAATGCAGCCCAATCAACACCAATAAATATAGGTGGGTATGGAGGACTTGGAGGAACAATTACTTGTATCCATCGGGTTGAGGATGGAGATTATGTTACTTGGACTCCATATGGCGCCTCTGGCTCTGACAGAGGAGAAGGTGGATCAGGATACCAGTTAGGTGTATATAAACAGGCAGGCAGTGCTGGATATCCAACTCCAGGTGCATATTCTGCTGGTAATGGAGCCAATGGGTTTATGATGACAAGTTCTATTAGAAATTCTGGTGGATATATAAAATCCCAAATGAATGCCGGTGGTGGCAGGGCCGGTCCTGGTGCTGTTATAAGCCTGGATAGCACATGTACTGGGAGTGGAATTGCATATGGTTTTCGGGGGTTTAATGTCTCAGGAACAAATGGAGCATATGCTGCCAGTGGGCAAGCAAGTAATAGCATTAGTGCAGGAACTTGGGCAGTCAGTACCGTTCAAGGGGAAGGTTCTTTAAACAGAGGAGCAGGGGGGAACGTTGGTTATACAGTTTCAAATAGCGGTAATGGTTCAGCGGCTCAAGATAAGGGTAAAGTAAAAATAAAATTATATACACCAAAAAATTATTAATGGCAAATCCAACAACAAATCTAAACATCACATTACCAGTTCCGGAGTCGGAATCAAGTCGTGGAAATTGGGGTGACACAATTAATAATGCCTTACAGTCACTTGATACTGGTATAGCAGACCGGGGTGTACCTAGTGGTGGGGCAGATGCTCAGGTTCTTACTAAGAATGGGTCCACTGATTATGATACTGAATGGGCAAACAAGAGTGCAATGCTTACGTTCCTAAATGCAGAAGATGGTGCAACGGCAGATCAGTCTGCATCAGAAGTACGGACTTTAGTTGCAGATGCATTGGACAGTAATGTTTATACCGATGCTGAAAAAACAAAACTAACTGATATTAACTCAGTCGATGTAACTACTGTAGCAGACAATGATGCAAATGTAACATTAGTAGCAGGTCAAATAAATCCTACAAACAATATAGGAACACTTTCATCAAGCATCGGTAATATAAATTTAATAGCAGGTGATTTATCAGATCAGTTTTCACACATTATTGATCATGGTTTAATCACAGATGCTGTAAGTGCCAGTACAGGAACTTCTAGTATAACCACAGTTGCAACGAATATTGCAGATATAAATCGTTATGCTCAAGAGTATAAAATATCTGATACTGCTCCCACATCACCCACACCAACTGCAGGAGATTTATGGTATGACGGAACCAATGATACACTAAAGTTCCATAACGGTTCAGGTTTTGTGGCATCTTCAGAAGGTGATATTTCAGCAGTTACTGCAGGAACAGGATTAACCGGAGGAGGAACAGCAGGTTCTGTTACTGTAAAT